CCCCGCCAAAGCCCGAAGGGAGGCGTTCTCGGATTCAAGAGCATTGAACTTTTCTATCGGAATGGAGATCATCTTAATTTCACTCATCGCCGGGGGCTCCTTTGGATTCAGGAAAGGCCATCTTCGGGATGGATTCTAAACAACCGATTCCCTCTAGGTAACAAACGCATTGAGACAAGGATTCTATTAGCCAGTTTCGAGAAACGAATTGAGGAGTTTTATGTTCTTGCTCGATGGAATTGCGAATTTCATTGAGCCTTTCCGTAGTTAATACCGTGTAGTGCTTGTAGGTTTTTCTCATTTCGTTCCTCCAATTGGTGCGGGTGGCCAGTTTGGCGTTTTCACGCGCACCACCCGCAAATCATTCGACGGGGCGCAAGCCGTATCGAAAAGCATCTAGCCCGTCTTTAATTGCGTCTTTAAATTGCCTGCGCGCAAAACGAATACAGGGTAGCGCTTCTTTTCTTGGAATAATCTTTAAACAATTCCTGCAAATATAGACCTTGTAATCCTCTGGATAGTACGCCCAACACAAGCAATCCCTGCCACAACAGGGACTAGGAATTGGAATGTTAAATGTGAATTGATCTTTCACCGCCCTCGCACCCCTTTCGTCATTTGTAGAAGCCGCCTGCTGGTAACATATCGTCGTAAAGGTGAAACGTCGTCGATGACCGCTTGATTACGTCAGGCGGAAGCACGTACCACATTGGCGGGCGTTTCCGTCGCTCATGCGCCTCGTTGAGACTCTCTGCAACATCCCGCGCAAACTCTTCATTGGCGAACGTGTACGTCGTCTCGGTATCTACTTGGATGCTGTACCAATAACGCGCGTTGCTCCATTCTGAGCATGTCACGGTCATGCAGATTTTCTCTTTGCAATCGGCGATATAACCTTCGCACCGTGGCGACTCGCTAGACATTCTCACCACATACGGCAACGCCAACAGCCAGATCAATCGTTTCATAACACCCCTTTCGTCATTTCTTCCAAGTCAATTCGGGCTCTTCCGTGCAGTCCTTGAAAAAATCCAAGCCCATCAAATTCGAAAGCCAGATCACCAGCAACGCTGGCAGAAAGGCCAAGACGCATATCGCTATCCAGGGAAATATCAGCCACTTAAATTTCAATGCAAGATCCTTTTTTGAAAGCATTAAGAGCTTCCGCCAGAATATTTGGATCAGGAACTCCCAAAGGACAATCGGAAAACCAATGACAGATGATGTTCGCGACGCGCTTTGCAGGATCTTCATCTGCCGTCAAGGCGCAATACCCGCACTTTGAATTGTCAAACATAGTCAAGCCCCCTCCTCATCACAGCTTCCCATTCAACTTCCAGTAAAGACCCAAAGACCCGACTAAGAGAACTATCAAAACAACTGGAATGACGAGAACTACAAGTACAATTTTAAGCATGATCGTTGGGCATTTCATCCGAGATTTTTACGTTTTGCATGGATTCTTGATGAACATGACAGCTCCCTACAAACCCATCGTTTCGATAGGAAGAAGGCCGCTCATGGGCGCAACCGGTAATGCCCAGGGCGGCGATCATCACGCAAATGGAGAGGATCAAAAGAATCAGGATGATGTAGCTGACGGCTGTTATCTTCCCCATAAAAAATTCCTTGTCAGAAATCCCCAATGGCCCCAGGCTTTAGCCCATCCCATTTGATAGGCGAGGCCGTGGAGCGTGACCAAGGTCATAAAGATGAAATTCACCAAGACGATTACGCCAACAATGCGTCGCATGAGGCAAGACCTCCAAGGAATATGAACGGCTCGGTGAGTGCGGGATACTGTTGCCCTGAGAACAGCCCTACGGACAGGCAATAGGCGAAGGAAAAGAGAATGAAGCGGTATGTGGCATAGGGAAGGCTCTTTTTCTGTGTGAGAGCGTATCCCATCGCCCCGAAGAGAAATATCTTGATTGCTATGTGGATCAGGAACATGTGATGGCCGCCAGCTCCGAAAAGAGCGGGGCCCAACCATTTGAAGTTGTCTGGATACGGCAAGGAAAAGAATGTATCGGCATGGAGATAGTGATTGACTTTTAGCCAGACATACATTTCCTGCCAGGGCACATTACGCTCAATAAAGATAAAAGCTCCCAGGCATACGGCGATCCACCAGAGCCTTGCTTTGGCTCCCTTTACGGCCACAAGGACCGCAGGAAAAACAAAAGCTCCTTGGGGATGAATGTCAAAAGCCCCGATACAAACAGCTCCTACTAGAATCGCAATCGCGGGAATGTCCATCAAATGAATAAAGGCGGAAGCCAGAACAACCGCAAAGAATGTGTAGGCCTCTGGCCGCATCCAGCGCATCGGGTAGAACAACTCAGGAAGCCAGGGGATGAAAAAGAGTGCGGTCCAAACAAGAGGCGTTTCGGGAACGGCCAGTGCCAGGATAAGGAAAGCCAAAGCCGTCACGCTCGCGCTCACCCAAACCATGTACTTGCCGAAGTGACACAACCACGCCAGGTTCCACCAAGGATGCCAAGGATCGCCAGGATCAAAGGGCACTTTTCCCGCCAGGGCCGCGCAATGATGAAGCCAATGTCCCCTTTCATGGTAGGTGAAAGTAAGACCCCACCAGACAAACACGCTCAACAGAAAAAACATGGCCTTCTTAGGCGTCACTTTAATTTCTCGATCATGGCTGTAAGCTCTTCTTGAAACACTTGCGTATAACCGACGGCTTTTGCCAAGTTCAGGGCTTTCTCCAGAAGCCTAAGAACCTCAACCATATTTACGGTATCTGTCGTCATTGGTGGCCACGCTCCAATCCGGTTTGATTTCGCACTCCACTTTCTGCTTTTCGTACCCAGGCAACCAGGCCCAGATCACAAGATCGCGGCAGGAACAGACGCCGATAGTGACGCGCATTTCTTTATATTCCCTCGTGCCCTTACGCCAGCCAGCAAGCTGATCGTAGGCGATGCTTTTAGGGTTGATCGTCTTACACATAAGAGGGTGGAACGAGGTACTTCGCAAATTCTTCTGGCGATAGACCTTTTTCTTTCGGCTCCCGTATCCGATTCTTGTCGATTTTGCGCCAAGCTCTTAATGCCTCTCGACTTTTTTTCAGCCCTGCGGGGGATTTCTTAAAGCATTTCCAGCAGATTCGCTTGTAGCTTCTCCTTTTGCATTTCGAGCAAGTTCTGACTCTAGGGTTGATGGTGCGGCACATCTAAAACCCCTTTCATAAAACTTTGGGCTTCACCGGTTTTAAGTTGATGCGGAGTAAAACGGAATATCCGCCAGCCATCTTTCGCCGCCTGATTGTACTTTTCGAGATCACCCAGGAACCCGGCAGCGCGATTGTGCCGGCCATGTACCCAAATTCCTCCTTCAATCTCAACAGCAATTCTGGAGTCGGGGTAAGCATAGTCAAAACGCCAACGTCTTTTGGGGTGGAATCGGTACTCTTTTTCTGGCTCTTTAAGACCATAGGGACTCCATATTAAATCGAACATCAATCAATCACCCAAAGAATGATGAACAAAACAATGCCGGCCAACAAGCACAGCACCGTATCATTCATCAGATTCTTCGGCCTTCTTGCTGTAGAACCGGGTCGTCACGTCGTATCCAATGTAGGGCGTCACCGCTTCCTGGAATCCCGGCGTGTCCTTCATGGCCTTCTTGATGGCCCTGGAGTCGGGGTTGAGTACCGCAGCCGGGTCTATCTGATAGCTCACCAAGGCTGAAAGAAACGGTCCCATGTCGACAACCATGTTTTCCTGGGGATAGTGATTGTAGACCAGGCCCCCGGCCTCCACCGCCCCATGCTCCCGGCAATACGAATTGAGGGCCTTCTTTTTGGCCTTTGCCTGGGCATCCAATAGGGCTATTTCGGTCCCAAGGCTGATTGCCTCCTCCGGTGAGGATATGGCCCTTAAACCGCTAGGCTTTTCGCTACAGCTAGCTGCTACGGAGCAATTCAGGCACCTTTGGCCGGGTTTGGCCTTCCATTTGGTTTCCCCCTCGATCCTTTCCATGAGGGCTTCAAGCTGGATCCGGGTCACGTCCAGGTCTTTGACCTCCAGGAGCTTCACCTGCTTGAATCCGCTTTTGATGTAGTAGAACTGGATTTCTACCTGCTCCAGCGCCCCATACAAAAGGCTTGCCACGAAAGCATAAACGTCCAGTTGGAAGGAATTGACTTGCCCGGAAAACCCGGTCTTGTAGTCCGTGATGCGGATTTTCTTGACCGGCTGCGCGGCCGGCTCCTCAATCAGGTCGATCTTGGCCCGGAACATGACCTGGGGATCATTCCAGGAGCAGGGGATCCAATGGGCCTTGAAGGCCACTTGGCGCTCGGGCTTAACAATCGGGTAGGCCGGGTCAGGCTTGTAGGCGGCGGCAAAGGTCTTGCAGATCTCCAGATAGTCCTTGTAGTTGTCCTGGTTCCGGGCTTCTGATTGGAAGGCTTCGGCGGCGATCTTTTCAAATCCAGGGGCCATTTTTAGATCGCCACCCGACCAATCCTTGAATCCCTTGGAAAGCGTTACCCAGCGATCAAAGAACTCATGGGCGGCGGATCCGATCTCCAGAGCGTCCGAGGATTCTATCGGCGCGTGGTCGAGGTATTGAAGCTTGTAACTCAAGGGACATTGGCTGAATGTAACGAGTCGGGAATGGCTATGGGCCATAGGCTTTAGGGTTTCGGTGGTCATGATTTCTCCTTGTTCAATTCTTCGATAAGCGCGTCGGCGGCCTTGACGGCATCGACAGCTAGATCCTCGTAAATATGTTTGTGTCCAATGTCATAGAACCTTGCCATCGCTTGCATCGCCAGCCCTGCAAAGTATTCCCTGTTCGTAAGTCGGGGCGTCACGATACGGGCTCCTGCTCCAACCATTTAATGACCTGGGCCAGCTCCGTCATGGTCAGGTCTTTGGAATGATCCTTGCCGAAGGTCGTTTTGATGTAGAGCTTGACCTCTTCCTTGTCAATGCCTGATGCGGTGATTCGGGCAAAGAGAAGCTTCTGCTGATCTTCGTTGATGGTCTTGTCGGCCCCGGACGGCTTATCGGCCGGCTTAACCTTGGCCGCGGCCGGGAGCATTTCCTCTGGCAAGTCCTCCAGGTCTTGCGTGAAGATGTCGGAAGCGGCCGTCACGGTCAGGACCGCATCCACCAGGGAGCGCTTCTTGGCGATCTTGAGAACCGTATTGTAAACGTCGGCGATGTCCGGGTTCTCGGTCTTGCCGCCCTTCTGGTCCGTGATAGCCTTGTCCGAATCGGCGAACTTCGCCCCGCAGCCATCCTTCTTCGTGAAGCAAACCCACCCCCCGCCATACTCAGCCTTGCCCTTTATGATCGCTTCCTTGCCGCACTTCGGGCATTTGCGCTTCTCATCCCGGTATCGGTATTTGGATTCCATCGTCGAACATGATCCAACGCCCTCCCCAAGGAACTGCTCAGAGTTGATGTGATGCAACTCGGTTGTCACCGTGATTTCCCGGTGGCCATTGGGAAGGTCTAGGCGCTGGACCTTAAGCCGGGGGGCCATGCGGAAGGTCAGGCAGAGCTTTTCCGCTCCGGGCTTCCAGAGTGAAGGCTTCGGGCATCCGGGTATCACCCCATAATGCTCTCCGTCTTTCATCTCCTCGCGCATGATCTGTTGAATGAGATTGACTTGATGCTTTACGCCCATAAGTGTCATGGGGGCCAGTTTTGTGATTTCCTGCAAGGCTTGAGTTTCCTCAGACATTTTGTCTTTCCTTTCGCTCAGCCATATAGCTGAACACTTCACAGAGATACGCCATTTGGTTCATGGCGGCTAGGCGCTGGAGTCCCATCGAAACAAAGGGAAGCGCGTTCATCATCATCTTTGCGGCTTTCCACCGCGCCAACCAAAACAGCAGCGGTTCCCGGTCAATCATTTTGCTTCCTCAAGAACTCGGCTATTGCGTCTACTATCAATTCCGACATCGCTTGGCCTCGCTTGGTAGCCTCTTCCCGGATCTTCTCTTTGAACTTGGCGGCCTCTTCGCCTCCGGGAATCGTGAAAGTGACCGACACGCTCATGGATGGATCTTCTCCAATTCCTTTTTCATTTCTTCGTAAACCTGTCTCTTTCCCTCGATAATCCCGGCCTCATACCCGGCCCGGTACATATCATTCATCGCGTCCAGTTGGCCCTTTATTCCGCTCAATAGATCAGGCATTAACTTTCTCCTTCCGTCGTTCTCGATAGACTTTCTTCGCCAGCCGCCGGCACTCCCGGCACATCTTGAACCGCCACCGGTCCTTGCCATACGCCTTGAAGCGCGTGACAACTTCATCCTTTGGGCGCATCTCGTGGCATTGGCGGCAGGGAAGCATGGTCATAAATAAGAGTCTCGACGGCGGGTTTTATTCATTTAGGCAAAAGTCATTTGACCGCTTTCCCGGATCACCCAAATAGCCTCATGGCGTTTGGTCGACTCCTCCCAGCGCTCTCCTCGTTGCTCCACCAGGCCGCGCGCGACAAGCTCATTGATCCGAGGCCTTACCGCATGGACATAGCGGCGGGTCATGGCCGCGATTTGCCACGCTCCAAGGCCCTCCGGGTGGCTACGGATCAACTTCAAAACCTCTTCTTGCCTTGGCCCAAGCTCTGTATTGGTTTTGTCCAAACTTTCAATCTGTTGTTTTGTACTCATATCACCCCCATATTTCGCCTTCTGATCTCGACCATTTCCTCAAACGTCATGTCGGGCTCAACGTCCACAATCTTCGGGGCCTCCCGGTAATTTCTTCTAAGCGATTGCTTCCGGTCGGCGATCGACATCCAGTTATTCAGGAATCGCATCACGCTTTTCTTCGGCCCTTTCTTCGGGTTGTTGTTTATCCAGGCATGAGCAATCCCGATTTGACGCTCGATCTCCCTCGGCTCCACCTGGAAGGCCCTGGCCCATTCCGGTATGCGGGTTATGATTTCAAATTGGTCATTTTTGAATCGAGGCAAATAATTAAAATCCATGTTCTCCGACTTTCTTCTCTTCCCCGGATGTTCGGAGAAAAAAGAATTTTGATTGATGGCTCGGCGAAAATTCCGAGTACGGTTTTATCCGGGTCGAGATTCGGGAGAAAGTCGGCAAAGCCCGGTGATCTCTGTTATTCGACTCTTTGATCGGGAACGTTTGACCGGCGGCAGGATGAAAAGAAGAAACCCTTTCAACCGACCTGCGGCTCGCCAAGTTCATAGGAAAATGGTTCGCAGGCCGGTAAAAAGGGCTGTGATATCCTATCAACTTTGGCGAGCATGGCGCAAGTGAAGCAATTATTTGCAAGCGTGTCAACTCTACTGACGAGGGTTCGCCACGCAAGCCGCATAGCCCGAACTTTGGCAAGCCGAATAGCTCCAGAAATAACAGTAGAGATTCCCGGCTTCGTCCGCGCCGCACCAGGGCCCGGAACCCGAAACAAAAGACAACGCCGCAACGATCATGATGATTTTCATTTTCATTTCTCCTTGTTATTTTCCTATAACCACGTCTCCTCCGGGGCGAAGCGCAATTCCGGGCTCGCGCGGAGGCTCTCCCGAATCTTGCTTGCATCCCGAAAAGACAAAAAAACCGATCGCAATAATTAGAATTGTTCTTGACATTTGTCCCATCCTCTTTTCTCGGCCGATTTCTCACGCAACGCCATGACTCGGCGAGAATCCTTAATCTGTTCCTCGACTCGCTCCGACATGATCCGGGCATAATGAGCGTCGGCAGCCCTCCACCCGGCCCGGTATCCCTGGCGTTCTCCCAGGCCAGCCCCGATGCAAAAAGTAACCAGCGTTGCAAAGGCAATCCAAACGCAAACCGTTATTGTCTGCATAGTTCCTCCTGTTCCACAATCCAATCCCCGGCCTTTTCATAGCTCCAGGAATGTTTGTCCATCAGATGCACCGCCATTTCCACAAGGTCTTGTATGTCCATAGTGCCGCATATTGGGCATTTAATAGCTGACATTCCTAGCCTCCTCGGATCGGTCGTAAGCGTCTTGCTCACGGCAGAATTTACAGATAATCATGTGATGGCCTTCGGAACAATGATCTCTGGCCCATTCAATCGCTCCGCACCTCTGGCAAAGAATCTCGCAATCTAAAGTTGGCATAATTCCCTCACAATCTTTTTGGCGTTCCATAGCCTTGTGCCGGCGGTTCCCGGAGCGACTCGCATTTGACGGGCAGCTTGGGTCACGGTCAAGCCCTTCAAGTGCAAGGCCAAGGCCCGGCGCATCTCATGGGACAAGATCATGGCGGCCTGGGCTGCTCGTTGCCATTCCATGAACCTTTCAAGCTCTACGCCAAAGTCCTTGGGCTCCGGGCGTTCTTCGTGACCTTCCAGGGGCTCCATGTGCAAATACGAGTCTCGCCGCCAGGATTTATTCATGGCGTTGGTGGCGATCTGATACAGCCACGGCTTGAACTCGCCCCGGAGTTGGCCCCGGTGTTCCCACGCGCTTAGGAATGTTTGGCTCACAACGTCCTCGGCGATGGCGGTATTCTTGGCAAGGCCCATGACGTAATAAAACAGCTTGCCGTAATTCTCCTGGTACTCTCTGGCGAACTCGGCGGCGGTCATTTCTTCCTCGCCTTCGGCTTGGTATTGAATCCAATCGAGGCCACGTTATTCATGGCGGCTTGCAAATACTCCATGCCTTTTGAAAGATCCCTGACCGCTTTCCATAGCTCCCCTTTGGCGGCTTCTTCCTGGGCCTGGATATAACACGCCTTCGCGAGCTTGGCGTTTTCAAAATACATTGATAGCCTATTCATTTCCGTGTAACCTCCTTGACGATGGCTCGGTGGCCCATAGTCTCTACAGCGAGTCGATAAAAGTCCGCTTCGCTCTGGCTCTCGCAATAAAAGACGTGGGCCTGTTCAACGTCGATCACTTCCCAATAGCTCGGCTTTTCTCTTTGCTCCTTGTATTTGACCATTGATCCCCCTGGTTTTAATTCCTACATCCCCGGCGGCCTCGGGCCTCCGTGACCGCCAGGGGATAGGAACCTACCGCAAAGCCTTGATTGGCTTCGGGGTAAAGTATCTGTCTCTCTCAATGCCTAAGCCAAAGCGGCCGCGGTACTCGGATAGCTCGGTAAGGCTGAAATAGCCCACCTCCTTTTCAAGTAGATCGACGAGCCCAAAAAATAAGAACTCGCTCCACGTTTGCGGCTCTCCGCACTCTGGCTCTTTGCAATCGTAGACCGCATGGCCCGGACAAACCCGGCTCCCTTCCGTTGCGTACCAGGTCCCGGCGCCGGTCGGATTAAAGAACTTGACCATGGCTAGGGCCTCGTCTCCCTTGGCCTCCTGGGAATACAGCGGCGGCAATTTCTCTAAGATTTCCTTGGTTAAGAGTTTCACGCTGGCACCGCCTCCCGGCTTTGCAGCCGGGCTCCGTTTTTGCTCAACACGTGATTGATAAGCAGGGCTTCGAGGTGCGGATCAGGTACAAGAGAATTTAGGATTTTACGGCTGAACCGTTCCGCCGGGGCAAGCATTGCTTTGATCCCGTTGCCAATGATGCAAGACCTCCACCCGTCTTTCCGCTCCTCCACCGTAACGTGCAGGTAAAATCCCCGCCGTTCTTCTTTGTAATTGAAGTAGTTTATTCCGCCTTCGTTGTACGAGATCGAAACGGCGATAAACTCCCCCGGATTTCCCGTCGGTATCGCTTCGATTTCCCGGCTGCGTGATTCTCTCATGGTTATTTTCCCTCCGAATGTTTTTCGACAAACTCCCGGATCTCTTCGATATGCTCCACGATCAAACGGGCTTTTTTAAGTCCGAATTGAAACGGGAATTTATCCTGTGGTGTCTGCCTGATAATGAGCATCGGCATACCGTTGTACGCTCCCTCTAATACTTCGCTAGACTGTTTTTCTGTTGGCATTTTTTAGTCTCCTTGGGTTGTGTCGTTCGTGCAAAATTCTATGCAGACCGGGGCGCTCGGTTGCGGCGCGCTAATAACGTCGGCCTGATACCAGGGCAAGGCTAAGACAAGGGCGGCTGTTAGGATCATCGTCATTCCCCTTTCTCGGCACGGGCGAGGGCTTGCACCAGTTTGGCGTGTGCTTCGAGTCTTATGGGGTTGTTCGCCTCTTCATAACTTTTTGCTATGTCGCCCCAATACTGTAATGCCGTCATAGCTTGCTTTACTGCTTCGACCAGCTCCAGGTGACTATTCACGGCGCGGATAGCCCTATCACATTGATCAACGGCGCAATCCCGATAATATTGATTGCAGATACAATACGGCGTGCACGGCAACGTCGGCGTGTGCGTCGGTGTTTTGGGGGTCATTCGCATGATTGGTGCTCCTTTCGTTTAGTCCTACATGCTCGCCCCCAGGCCCTAGACCTAGGGGCAAGCTCTAGGGCTAATAGCTTCCGAGGATCGAATTTAATCGAGTCCTCAAAAGCTCGGTCAGCAGTTCCGCATCGTTGAGTGCGTCGCAAGGATCACGGTCAAAGGCGGCGTGATACTGGTCTTTCACCCATTGGTGGACGGATGGATCTTTGAGGATTTGAAGCGATTTTTCGATGGTCACAGCGCGGCCTCCTTATAAGATAAGTGGAAGCGGTCGAGATTCCAGCAGAGCGAATCTATCACGGCCTCCCAGTACATCCGTTCGTCTTGCTCTTTGGCAGTTTGCAGATTGGTGATTGCGTCGGTAAGTCTTTCTTTCAGTTCTGGCTTGGTCACGTTAGTGGCTCCTTTCAGGAGTTTAAGCGTCGATTTCGTCGTATCTGAACCATTGGACATGAGCTTTATTGAGGTCGGCCTGGAAGGCCGAATAGGCTTTCCCGTCGCTCCCCTCATATTCAAAACAAAAACCGTCGGCGCCCTCATGGTTTGCTCGGCCTGGCTTATGTTCTACTTGCCTGGTGAGGATATTTGGCAAGTCCTCAATCCTTATGGCGGTAAGCGTGTAAGTCTTTTCCATTTGAAATCACCTCCCTTCCGTCGGACAATGGAAGGATATCATATATCATAAGATGATTCAAGGGGAAGAGATCGACGGTAAAAAAATAGTTGTCGACGGTAAATCGCAGTAAAAAACGAAATGTCGATTCATATTGATTTATCAACGTCTGTAGATACTTGTAGACGGTAAAATATATAGATGTATGATAAGAGGGGATTGAAACGGCGGCGGCGATCTGCTAGACTTAGGCCGTGGATGCGCCACGCCTTTGTCGCAAGGGGAGCCCTGGGAACTTCGGTCGGGATCGAGCCTGGGGCTTTTCTTTTTTATGAGATATCGGCTCCATCATCGGGACACGGTTTTGAGGACCGGGGATGTTAACGAGTACGCCGCCATGCGCCAGTTGATCGAGGAAGGATACGAGGTCTACAAACGAGGCTGGCCGGACTTTGCCGCCGTTAAAGGCGATCAAATCAGATTCATTGAGATGAAAGGGCCCCACGGTCATGTAAAAAGCCATCAGGCCAAGATCGCCGATATTTTGCGCCGGGCCGGGTGTTCGGTCGAAGTGTGGAAGAAAGAGAACGGAAGAGGGTAAGGGTATAGGTCAAAATATGATGGTGTATTACAGTGAGTGAAGAGGCTTTTAATCCTGTAATTAAATCAGAGCGGTTAGAAGATAAGATAGCCCTGCAAGCACAAGAAAATGGCATGGGGTCTAAGCCCCGGCCCTATGTGGTCTTTGATAAAGAGAAAGCTTTAAATCTATTGATCGAGTACCCGAAAAACGTAGCGCACATCTGCCGCACCATGGGAATCCATCGCAACACTTGGGAATACCACATCCGAACGGACCCCGACTTTGCCGCAGCCGTCCAGGAGATCGAAGAGGCGCATTGTGATGACCTAGAGGCCACCATGCTAGAGCTTGGCAAGCAGAAGTCCTCTTTCAATTTCAATGACCGCATAGCTTATCTGAGAGCGCATAGACCGAACCTTTACAACCCTGCAAAGGTCGTTAAGGTCGAAGGGTACAAACTGGGGGACGGGGAGAAAGCGAAACGGCTTGGGGTGGTGGAGACCGTGATCGATGCCGAGATAGTCAAAACGTACATGGACCGGCAAGAGCAGATCAAACACCGACAACAGCAGAGGCTTGAGAGTGGGAAGGACGGCGCAGAGGGACAAGGGACGGGGGGGACGAAGTGAAAGGCAAGACCAAGGCCGGAACCAAGCGTCGCCGCAAAAGCCCAAACGGAAAATTCTCTATACCCACCAAACCCAAAAAAATGTCGCCACAATTTCCAAAAGGCGATCTCGTTCATTTTGCAGGTTACAATGCAATAACAGCCGAAGATTTGCAAGATCTCCGAAGAATTGAAATCGCCGCCGCTAATTTTCTAAACAAGAATCTCTGGAAACATGATCCCTCACCCCTTTAACGTCTACTGCGATTGCGTGGATTGCTGCGAGTCTTTGCTGAACAAAGGCAATAAGTTTGGCCGGACGAGCTTTAAAAGAATTGAACCCCGGAATGTGAACATGAAAGGCCCCAACCGGATCCCCAGCGGTCAGGTGGAAAAAAGTTTGGACGCTCATTTTAAGACGATAGGGTGGCGCCACTCCAAAAGGCCCTTATAAGATTCGTCTTGACAATCCCGTAGAAATGGACTAAATATAGCCCAAGGTGATCAAAGCCTACCGAAACCGGATCCTGGTCAAGATGCTCCCCGTGACGGCGGATTTTCAAAATAGTTTAGATTTGGTTCTTGTCGATGGAAAAAAACACTTCGATCATAAGTCCAGGCGGGGGATTGTGGAGTCCGTTGGGAAGTTCGTGAACCTGGTGAAGGCCGGCGATGAAGTTTTGTTTCGGGGAGACGCCGGATATTCTCTCGACTATGATCCGGATTCGAAAGTAAACCTTGATGAGCATTCCTACCGCTGGCTGAAAGAAAGCGATTGCCTGGCCGTCCTAGAGCCTGAATCCAAAGCGATGCAGGAGGTGGCGTAAATGGCGATCATCTGTCCGCAGTGCATGGGCAAGGGCGCGTCCAACCAGGTTTCCAATCCTCTCCAAGACATTCAATCCAACACCGACTATCCGCTTCAGGACGCCCAGCCCTGCACTCAGTGCGGCGGGAAAGGCTATCAGCAAACATCATGAAAAAGATTCTGTGGCTCCTCGCTCTTTTGCCTTCGGTATCTTTTGCCGGTCTATTTTCCTCCGGGGGTTCGCCGGATTATTCGAATAACGCCGGAAATATGTTCTACTGCGCCTCTACAGGAACCGTCACTACGCAGGCCGGCGTGTCTCTTTCCAGCCCCACGATATCGCTCTACAACCCCTGGAACTCGGGGAAGAACTTAACCGTACTTGATGTCGGAATTAACGTCATGGCCTCTCCGTCCGCCTCTGCCCAGTTCACGCTGGCCTATACGACGGGGACCATCGCTATTTCGACCAATACGGGGGCTGCGGGAGTTGTCATCCCGGCGCTTATCGCCAAGTCCACTTCCTCGGTGACGCTCGCCGGAGGCAATTCCGGAGTCTGCTGGCTCAAGGGAATCCTTCCCTCCTTGCCGGTGAACTTCCGCTTTTTGGGAGGAACGACTGGAGCCTCGGCCATCGGAGGCGCTGTCTTTACTGACAACACTAACGGCAAGGTCGTTATTCCTCCCGGAGCCATGATCTCGCTTCAAAGCTCAAGCGCCGCCAATTTACAGGCGCATATCCTCTGGAGGGAAGATAATTTATGAGCATGATTGTTTGTCCCCAATGCAACGGCATCAAATACACGGTCGCGGGATACGCGGACGAAACGAACGCCCCGAACTCGACCACCTTCACCGCCCCGACTCAGCAGCTTCCCTACGTCTGCAACGTGTGTTTGGGGAACGGCTACTTTACGGGATCGATGGCCTGATGGCTGGAACCGGCGGAAGCATGATGCAGGATCTTATTCTCTCCGGAAAAGCGGAGACAGGATACGGCGTCACTTTGGCCGGATTCCATTCGCCGACCCTCCAGTTCGCGGCCAAGCTTGCCGAGCTGGAATCGACGATCGGCCGCATCGATGATTTCGCCACCACCGAAGATAACGGCTGGGTCACCGCGATCGCCCTTCACCGCGAAACCACCGCCCTTCCTCCAACCAAAAAGCTCGCCACCTTCCGGCGAGAGCCGCACAAATTTTTCCAGGATCTCCCCAAGTTCATGTATTCGACTAAAGCCGTCTACGTCGACCGCATCTTCTTGACCGGATCCTTGGGCTCTGTCTCTTTCACACTTCTCTACCGCCCCGTAGAGTCAAGTGTCTAGCGCCCTTCTTTCGTCCCTCTACGACCAAACCCCGACCAAAGACGACCGGCGTATATTGAATTTCCAGCACAAGGGTTATATCGTGATGCTGGGGAAAAACTCCTTTTCCAACGAACGCCTCATCGCCGACCACCCTCACCGGGAATGTCTGTGGATGCACGCGATGGCCGCGCGCGGGAGCCACGTCATTCTCTGCCTGCACGATCGCCCCGAACCACCCGAGGACATCATCCAATTCGCGGCCCGGTTGGCCCTGGAACATTCCCATTCCCAGGCGCGCACCGTCTCCATTTCCCTTTTGCGGGACGTCTTTAAGCCGGAAGGATCCGGGATCGGCATCTGGAAAACTGCCAGGTCCATGTCGGTCGAGGTCGATGAGTGATATGCCCCTCATGCCTCCGAAAAATCGCCTGGGACATCATGCCTCACGACATCTGCTGCATCCCGATTTGCGAGTGCCTGTGCGATGAAAGCAAGCGAATTGTCCGACGCCGAAGTGATCGCCAAAGAAAAGTTTGCCTTCCAGGCCGATCCCGTCGGCCTCATCAAGGCCGGGTACTTAAAGATCCGGGACAAGTCCGCCAACCTCGTTCCCCTGGTCCTCAACTCAACGCAGAAAAAAATCCTGGACAAGATCCAGGAACGGCGAAGAGCCGGCCGGCCGGTCTTTCTTTACATCTTGAAGGCCCGACAGCTCGGGGTTTCTACATTAGCCCAAGCTATCACGTTTGCTTTTACCAGCCAAAGAAACAACATCACAGCCCTGGATGTCGCCGACGACATGGATGGGTCGAGCTACATTTTCAAAATGAATGAAATGTTCTACGACCAAATGCTTATCGATCACCCACACTTGACTCCCGCGCGCGCAAGATCCGACGAGAAGCGCCTGGAGTTTGCCAACACGTATTCCCGCATTATGATTGACACGGCCAACAACGCCACGGCCGGCCGGAAGTTCACGCTCCAGCATGTCCATCTTTCGGAGGTCGCCTTCTATAAAAATTTCAAGGAGCTGCGCCAGGCGCTTTTCCCCGCGATCTCCCAATCCCCCGATACGATTGTCATTTTGGAAACGACCGCCAACGGCATCAACGATGCCTCCAGCTTCTACTGGAAAATGAAAGCCGCTTATGAATCCTCTCCCGAGAACACCGATTGGATCGTGATGTTCTGCTCCTGGAAAGAACACGCGGAGTATTCGCGCGAGTTTCATAACGAAATGATGAAGGCAAAGTTTGCCAACTCGCTTTCCATGAAAGAGATCAAGATTCAAAAAGAGCATGGCCTGACGCTTGAGCAGCTGAATTGGCGGCGGCACATGGTCGAGGACGCTTTTGAGGGCGACGATGAAAAATTTGAAGTCGAGTACCCCCTCACCGATAAAGAGGCGTTTAAGTCGACGGCCAAGCAGGTCTTTCCCGAAAAGCTCCTCGGTCCCCAACGCGTTAACATCCAGGTCCCCAAGCTGCGCGGAGAGATGGAGCTGGTGGAAAGACGGGCAAGCTTCATGCCGGATCCCCAAGGATTTCTTCATATCTACCAGGAACGACAGCCGGAGGAGCGCTATGTGATCGGCGCGGACACCTGCGAGTCGGCCCTGACGCACGATGAAGCTTGCGCCCAAGTGATCAAGAGATCCACATGGACTCAGGTCGCTCACCTGCATGGGCACATGAACCCGGAGGATTTTGCCGAACGGCTTATTGCTCTGGGTCTTTATTACAACCGGGCGCTATTGGCTCCCGAGAAAAACGGTCCTGGCTTGGTGACCTTGACGTACCTGGCCAACCGGCATTACCCGAACCTCTGCAAGCAGAAGAAGGCGGTGGTTTCAGACAATGGACAATGGACCGAAACGGAAGAGTACGGCTTCCATACCAACGTCAAAACGAAACCGCTTATCATTGACCAGCTTCAAACATCTCTCCGAACGCTACTGCTGGTTCTGCATGATTCAAAGACTCTCGAAGAACTTGAGAGCTATGTGGTTCAAAAAGTAAATTCCGAGGGCCATGTCGTGATGGGCGCGGACGAGGGCAAGCGCGATGATTGCGTGATGGCGCTGGCGATCGCGCTGCACTACGCGCACCAGCTCCCCGGCATCATGCCTTCTCTTGGAAGCGCGCGACAGGCGATGTCGCGAACAAGGACGGGATACTGAAATGGAAAGCTCAAACAATTATCCGGACCTCTTGGAAAAAGGGCTCCGCAAGAAAAAGAAAAAGATGGAGCGCGGAGAGACAGGATACTATGATCCATCCAAGGCGAAGAAGGCCGAGGACAAGGCCGGCGCAGAGGTTCTTCGGGGACGCATGAAGAAACTAAAAATGAAGGGTTATTGATATGCCCCTAAAAAAAGGCAGTTCGAACAAAGTCAAAAGCGATAATATCCGGGAGCTTCGCCATTCCGGGTATCCGGAAAAGCAAGCCATCGCCATCGCCTACAGCCAAGCACGCAAAGCCTCGTCTAAATCCAGGAGGAAGGGCAAATGAAATTTAGAATCCCAAGATTCGGAAAACCGGAGTACCAAGCGCCTCAAACGCCTCCCGTTCCCCAGGGACAAACGTCCGAGGAGTCCGGGACATTTATCAATGAAAAAGAAAGACAAATCCTTGTCAAAATCGTTGATGGCGGAAAGCCCCAAGATCTGGCTATCGCTCTTGGAACTCTCCAGGTGGCGGCCGATATTGTCAAGCAGACGCTGAGCGTATGGCACATGAAGGACGCCCGATCCAAGGGGATTTTAAAAATCCAGGGAAATGGAGTCGGTCGTGGATAACGAAATGAAATTTATGGACGCCGGGAGGAAAATAAATGACGCCCCAGCAGCGCCGGAAACTAAGAGCTATCCACGGTTCACCGTTGACCTTGACCAGTTCCCAGGACTCCAAGCCGAAGTGGACGAGGTTGTTGAGCTACATCTTCGCGGCCGCGTTTGCGGTATTACTCACAATGACTATTGTCATTCTATGGATATTGAAGTAACGTCGGTGGCCGTCCCGCATCACACCCACGCCACGATTGGCCAGCCAAACGAGGCCGATAAAGCGCTGGGAAAGATGAAAGAGGCCAGGAGGTTTTAGCATGGATCCTACGGAGATTATGAACGAGCCGGCCCCTTCAATGAAAAAGCCGAAGAAGAAAAAAGGGAAGCGGTACGACCAGCTTTCGGCCGGTAATCCAAAGCACCACTTGGTTCACGTTCATGTCAATGTGGTCAACACGGCCCAGGGAGACACCAAGGACAAAAAACATAACGAGGCCGACAGCGCCTTGCGAAATCTGAGAGGCTACTAATGAGAAAGAAAATTAGAAAAGCAAAAACCGGAGAAGCGGGAGCCTCCGGAGCCAAGCGCTCCAAAGCGTCATTCGTCCAGAACAACATTCACTCGGATAAGCTTTCGGCCTACAAACAGGATTCGATGGGATCCGAAATTATGAAAACCGCTGTCCAGAAGGAAAGTGCGGCGGACCGGGAGTTGAGCCGGTTGGTTTCCAAAGAAGTTTTTAGAAGTGAACCTAATGCCATAAAAAATACAAACACAAACAAGCGGAGGTACTCATAACATGGGACAGCTTCAACCCAAAGAAGGAACGGCAGATGGTGGCGGTCAGTCCGGACGGACGAACGCCATTGGCAATCGGTTAAACATGAATGACTTGAAAGATCGGGTGAACGCGAAGTTCGGCGATCCCCATATGGTCAACCCGGCTTACGGGCGAGGCGGTTCGGGATCCAAAGGAAACCCAGGGAAACCGACCTAATCCATGCCTCCGGTCACACTTGAGGAATCGAAGGCTCTTGGCCTTGTCGGTCCGCCTCCGGGCGTTCCGGAAGTCGAGCCAGAAACCCACGCGATAAAACTCGCTAAGGTCGATTCCAATTCTTATCGCAAACTTGTAAAACTCACTCCCGAACAAATGGAGCGGGTGAAGTCTTTGATGAAGGATGTCTGGACGGAATGGAAGGACAACACGCGATATCAGAATAACAAGCTGCGGACCTCGGTCGACAGGATGGAGGGAATCTCAGAGGCCAAGGATTACCCCTGGCCAAACTCCTCGAACTTGAATATCCCCTACACCGAAATCCAAATCCTTGTCGCTTCCGATATCACATCATCAACGATGGTGGACTCGGACCCCACGTTCTTCATCCGGGAAATGGTTCCCTCAAGAAAAGATCATCCGGAAGAACACGTCGACCCGAAAGTTGAGGCGTGGTGGAATTGGGTATTCAAGAAGCAGTTGAACTTGGACGAAGAGATCCGCATGGCGATTTATCTCTCCTTCCGGGATCCGCTCTCAGTCCTTGTGATGGATTGGGTGGTCGAGGCTCCAAAGGAATACTCCTGCCAAGTCTTTGAAACGGTCGAGGATTTCCAGCGCCGGTTCCCGGATGCGGATTCGGCTGGTGTCAGCCAATCGACCTATGAAACGTGGTTGGGGCAGTTGGGGATTCTCCATGAGCCTCTGGAGCTTGAGATCGAAGAAAGGGTGGTCCGCTACCGGGGGCCGAAGGCGCGCGTGGTGGAACTCAAAGACCTCGTTCGCTACCCCGTCGCTTGCCCGAGCCTTAAATACACGCAGTTCCATGGCGACCAGTTCCGGGAGCGCAAGCCTTTCTTCCGACAAAAAGCAAAAGCCAATCAGTTCTACAAAGAAGAAACCGACAAGATGCTGGAGGGCCGGGCAAGGAACGAGCCCATTGATGACATCTCTCAGCAGTTGGATACCATTGAAGGGATCTCCTCAAACCGCCGTAAGCCCGATGAATACGATTGCGTTCGCGGTAATCTGAAGATCGATCTAAACGACGATGGCGAGGAGGAAATGTACCATGTCGTCTACAACCCCGAACACAACAAACTCCTCCGGATGGAAAGGTTCCCTTATTGGCACAATCGGACCAATTACATTCCTTTTCGAATACGGCGCAAACCGAACCGTCTGCTCGGCCGTTGCTTCATGGATATGCTCTATGACCTTAACGAAGAAATCAATACCCAGCACAACCAGAGAATTGATTCGCGGACGATTACGACTGTACCGACATTCCTGATCCAGGCCGGCGAAGTCGATCTCATGGCGCGCATGGAGAGAGGCGACGGCCATTTCTACCCTGGCCAGCGATGGATCGTTCAGAACGTCAACAACATGAAGCAACTGGAAACCAAGGTGGATTTCCAGGGGACGCTCCAGGAAGAACAGAACCTTTTTGCTATTGGAGATATGTTGACCGGGACGGCTTCTTCGGGGGCGCGTTCAGGAAAAGCCGAAGTGAAAGACCCCAGGGCTTCGGGGAAGAAAACCCAGGCTCAAATTGGGCAATCAAACCAAAGGATCGATGGGTATATCCGGGAGCTGATCCCTTCCATGCGGGAGGCCGCGACACAGGGGATCGAACTCTATTACCAATTTGCCCCGGACTCTGTTCTTGAGTTTTCAAGTTATGACGCTTCAACCGACGCTTGGCAAAGAAATGAAATTCAGCGCGTGAAGCTTCGAAACCGGAACATGACGATCGAGGTGGCCCGGACCACCGTACTAGACAATCCCGACGCGATTGCTCAGAGGGCCTTCACCGATTGGCAGGTTTGGAAGGATGAGCCATTGGTGGGCGGGAATTTGAAGCGCCGGTGGGAGCTGGCCAGGGATACGATGTTTGCCGAAAAGAAAAAGAACATTTCGAAGATCCTTCCTCCCCTGGAGCAGATCATTCAGGAAATGAACCAACAGGATCAGCAAGCGCAGAACAGCGGACCCACACATCAGGCGATGATTGAGGGGAACCAGGAACGCATGGGAAAGAAGAAAAAAGAACCCAACGGGAAACGGCAGGGATCTCCGGATCACCGGCCGTCGCAGTTGGACCGAAGCCAGAAAGGACAATGACTAAATGCTAACACCTAAAGCCAAAGAAAAACAGAACATCGATCAGGTTGAACGGGGAATACGGATTTGCGAGGAAGCCCTTGCCAAGGCCGAGAAGTATGAGCGATTAAAAGACAACAAGGATTGGCAGGGATACATGGCCGATCTGAAAGTATTGGCCGAGCTTCACGACCGCGAGATTAAAATGGGCCAGGCGATGCTGGTGGATGCTCCTTCCAATGGATATGTAATGACGGAATTTGACAAGCAGAAATACGTTTCCTCAAAATCGGATTGGGTCGACTTCATTGTTCGACATCAGATTCAAAAGCTGGAGGCGGAGAAGTGGGCCAGAGAGCCGGATCAAATCATTTCTTTTGCCGCCACGTGCCGGGAAAAACTCCCCGTCTTAAAGAAGCAGTTGGAGGAGATGACCGTTGGATCCGAATCGGAGAATGGAAAATCGTGAGCGATGGGATTTATGGCAGGCCGATCCCTGTCCGATGGATCAGCGCGAAGAAACTGAAGAAGAAGATGAAGAAAGCGAGGACTAAAACCAATGCCACCAGAACAAGAGCCTAAGACAGAAGAAAAGCCGATGAATGAAGAAGTCTCCAAGGTGCTTGAGGAACTCAAGTCCGCCGCGGAGAGCTTGAAGAAGCCGGAAGAAAAGCCCGAGGCCCCGTCCGCTCCGACCTACGCCGACCGGAGAGCCGTTCTCCAAAAGAGCCTCGGCTATACTGACGAGCAAATGGCCGCCCATGAAGAGATGATCATGCGCGCCCAGGCCCCCGTTATTGAGCGAACCGCATGGTCGACGCTTGAGAAACGTCCGGATCTTGAGAACTATCGAGCCGAGATCGAAAAGGAATTGTCGATCTATCCTCAAGAGCGAAGGACTCCGGAGATCATGGAAAAGATTTATTACTACGTGAAGGGGAAACATAGTGATGCCAAGCCCAAAGAAACTCCCAAAAGTCCCAAGGTGGAGTCGACTCGCGTAAGCGGCGGTCCCGGCTATACCGGATCAGAGCCAAGCCTTTCCGGGGGTCGCGACGAACGCGGCGATTCTCCGAATGAAGAATTGAATGACAACGAGAAATTTGTTGCGGATAAGCTCGGAGTAGACTATAAAGCCTATGCCAAGTCGAGGAACGCCGGACGGGCGATTCGTGAGCTTCGGATTCCCGATGAGCGCCCGGTAACGAGCATGGCTGATGTTGAGTTGAAAAGGATGATGTCAAAGAGATGAATGCTGTTCACCCAGGCCCCAACGCTTCGGATGGTAAGGAGATTTATCAATCTCGTTACATCAAAAAATCCGATCAGCTCGACAAAATGATCGAGTGCGCTCAATGCGGGTTTACGGTCAACCTGAGAACGCGCGAGACCGGGGACAGCCTGGGGGCGATACCGTCGGGAAGCGCGACGCAGTATTCTTCAACCTTCACACCTCCTCGCGGAGCGAGCTTTACGGATCAGTACGCGGATCCGGTTGATACAAAATCGGGATGCCCTTTTTGCAACACGATGAACCCTCGGGCCGTTGGCCGGGGCGAAACAGGTTTTGAACGGCCTCACAAGAGCGTCGAGAACCTTTGATTTAAGCTGTACCCTCTAAACTCTTTCCTCTGTCTCTTTTGCCTAAATCCAAATTGTTTCACATATGAGGTGAATTATGGCCGTATACGCTTATGACGCCAGCGGTGGCGCGGAATGGAAAAAGGCTCAACCGATTTATTCGGCCGGAGCGAATCTTGTCCAGGGCGCTTTCCTGGTCAAAGGCACAACGATGGGGACCAACGTCGGCTTCTTGATCCCGGCTCCTGTGAACACCAGTCAAGCTGGGTTGTTCGTTGGAATCCTGGCGCAAGCCTGGGCCGGAGCGACCTTGGACAACGATCCGAACGCGGGAACGAAGTATATCCTGGCGGATTGCATTGTCGGTCCTCTCCATGTCTATCGAACTCAATTCAATAGCGCATTGACGGGGTCAAACTTCACAACCGGTCTGACGATGACCACTTGCGCGAGTACGTCGATCGTGGTCTCTTCGGGAGAAGATATTTCCGGCGGTTGGCTCTGGACGGATGCAGGCTATCTGCATTACGTTCTGTCTAGCTCCTCGGGAACCTACACGCTTAAAAGCGCCGTGAACTCCTCAGAAACGACCAGCAACAAGGCTCTGAAAATCGGTTACGTGAACATGCCGAAGGTAACTTTGGCGGCGACATACGAAAAACTCTCGGGCGGAACAGCGGCCCAGGGAGCCGTCGAATTGAAGGTCCTGGACATTCTCTTAAAGGGTCCAGGGTTTGATTATGTCACTCTTGATCCCACGAAGCACGATGGATTGTATTTCCCGGTATCGACCGGGCAGATCCATGCGGATCTCAAGAGCAGCCAGCATTACATGATGACTAACGCCTAAATCTTTTGCCTGACTTGGGGGCGGACTTCTCCTTAGGTCCTCCCCAAGTCGGGCCATGAAAACAACAGCAGGAGGAAACTATGTATACATCTGGAAGTTACGCAGACCTATTGGAACCAGGTCTCCGTAAAGTTTATGCGGATACGTTTTACCTGGAACAGCAACAATCTATTGCCCAAATCCTATTCAATATCCAAGAATCCCGGAAAGCGCAGGAACACGACCTGGAAATGGGAGATGTGGCGGACTTCGCGCCATTCACCGGCCAGATCGCCTACGACGACACCGGAGAAGGTTATAAGACCAACTACATTCACCAGGAATTTGCACGCGGCATGAAGGTGGAACGGAAGTTGGTGGACGATGACCTGTATAACGTGATCGCGCGCCGACCCCAGCAGCTGGGTCTTGCGGCGTTCCGAAAAAGAGAGACCGATGCGGCCAGCGTTTTCAATAACGCTTTCGTATCGAACATCACCGGAGGCGACGGAGTATGCTTGGGAAACTCGGCCCATCCTTCCAACAACGGCGGGTCCAGCCAAAGCAATACCGGATCCACGGCTCTTTCGCCAACGGAAGTCGATACCGCCAGAATCAAAATGGTGAAGTATCAGTCGAACCGCGGAAATCCCCTCACCGTCCAGCCGGACATGCTCATTGTTCCTGTCGATCTGGAATCCTATGCCTACGAGATCATCAATTCTCGCGGCAAAGTGGACACGGCGCAGAACAACGTGAACTTCCATGTCGGCCGATACAAGCTCGTCGTGTGGCCGAATTACCTGACCTCGGCAACCCGATGGTTCTTGGTCGATTCAAAGATCATGAAAATGTATTTGAATTGGTTTGACCGCGTGACTCCGCAGTTCTACAAAGATACCGACTTCGATACACTCGTCGCGAAGTTTGCCGGATATATGCGCTACAGCTATGGCTGGTCTGACTGGCGCTGGGTGTATGCAGAAAACGCTTAAATCTTTCAACTAAAAACTAGGAGGCTATCATGGCACGAAAAGGTTACGCTGACGTACTGGAAAAGCGGGATCCGACAAAATCGGTATCGCGCGAAGAGAAAATCGGCCGAACGGTTCAGAAATTGACCGAGGCAGACCGAAGAGGGCTTGCGGATCAGATCGCGCAGAGGGAAGAGGAGATCCTCGCCAAGAAGGACATGAATCCTGATGCGGACGTTTCGGAAATGAAGAAGGAGATCGAGCATAAAAAAATGATCCTTCAACGTGACGACGATCTGCGTCCGAAGTCCGATAGCCAAGTGGACCGGCTGGCGGCAAGAGCCAAAGAGCTTGAGGAAGTTCTCAAGAAGAACATGCCGACCAAGAGAGAGATGTGGCCTAAGCCTGGGTCGTCTGAGGCCGCGCAAGCGGTACGCCACAATCTTCAATTCCAGGAACGCTACAGCGAACAATGCCGTGAGTGGCAGGACATCCAGAATAAACTCAATCCGGATGATCCAAATGCTCAGAGCCTTGAACTTATAAGACCTGATTAGGAGGATTTTATGAAGAAGTATGTTGGCCTTTTCGCTCTATGGGCGATGGTGGTCGCGGGATTTTATTCCGTGGCTCACAGCGCTCAGACCTGCGCGAACACCGACTTTCAATGCTATGAAAGCGGTCCATCGCAAAATCTCAGCACGCCCTGGAGAGTCGATTCATCCGGTAATTTGACAACCTCGGGGGGCGCTACGATTGCGGGGTCTGTCGCGCTGACTGGGAGTCAAACGACCGTTGGAAAGACAATTTATACTCCGACAGCGGCAACGGCTCTTTCGACTCAAAGCACAATCTCTCCGACGGCAACCTATATCACGGTTGTTTCAACCGGAGGCCCAGTGGTTCTGGGTCAGGGGGCTCCTTACGTTCAAATTGCTACGGCTACCGCAACAAACGGACAGATCTTAATTCTAACGTCTACTGTTTCTGCTGGCGGGGCCACCATCACGCTGAGCAGTTCAGCAGCCGCGGGATGTGATTTGGGAGCCGCAACAAGAACGATAAGCTACGGGAAAACGCTCGGTCTTATTTATGAATCAGCGATTTCCATGTGGGTTGAATTGTTCTACGGGAACAACTAGGCAGGGCGGTTCAGAATGAAAAGGCTTCTTAAAGTCTTTTCGTTTGTCGTTCTCTTGTCAGGCGTCGCCAGCGCCACAACGCTGACGGCTTCCGATATCCTGGCTCGCGCGCGCGTATACCTACGGGATCAATCTACTGCTGCGAACCGCCAGCAGTTCCCGGACGCGACGCTGCTCCAGTTCCTCTCGGACGGACAACGAGAGGCGAACGCTCAAAACTGGATGATCCTAAGCTCGACGACCTTTACGTTGTCGGCAGGGACGACCGAATACGTGATGCCGGCCGACTTCATGGCGACTTACCGGGTGTGGTATCAAGCTCCTGGGCAAGCGCTTCTGAAGATCGATCAAACCTCGATGGACCAACTGGACGCTCAATCGGTCGGCTGGACGAGCGCTTCGGGCACTCCGACCAAGTATTACCTCGATAAAAGCCTTGCCTCGATCTACATGGGCTTTTATCCGGCTCCTGTCTCAAGCTCGACAGGCCCCGTTGTTGTCTATTACGTCCAGCAGACAGCCGATTGCACGACGACGAGCTGTATTCCTTTCAATGGGAATTTGACGCTCCAGCCGTATGCCTCATCTCTGGCCTATTACGTTGCCTATCGGGGATTTATGACTGTAGAAGAAACGGATCTGGCTAACGTCTATTTCCAGTATTGGGTTGCCTTCCTACAGCTCATGCACCAGGGGCAAGGCAAGACTCCAGACTTTAATCCAGGATTCATTGGCCAGCATGGGTCTCCATGATCAGGAAAATTATCCGAATCTTTACCCTGGTGGCGGTCGCGTCGCCCTTGACCTTTGCTGTCACCAAGAACAAAACTTTCCAAGAAACAGATTTTTCTAAGGGACTCGATTCTTACCACAACCCTCAAAGCCTTCAGCCGGGATACGTTCAGGATGCCAATAACATTCTCTTTGGAGAAATAGCTCCGGTCACAAAGCGCAACGGATACGCTCTTTCCTGGTCCACTAAGTCCTATCAATACACCGGCCTGTGGACCTATACCGATAAGAGCAATACCACATGGCAGATCGCCAGATCATCAGATGAGTTAATTGCCTCCAACCTGTCAGGGTCCGTTGTCCTTATTACGACTGTTTCTGTCAACAACACCGTTGGCGAGACCAATGCCTTCGGAAACGCCTATTTTGTAGATCAAAGTTCGGGAGTCTATTATTGGAATGGAACATCAACGACCTATGTTTCTGGCAGCCCGACGGGATCGATCATCGTTCAGTTCCATAATCGCTTGTGGGTGGTGGGCGCTCCGGTTCCCAATGGGAATCAACTCTATGGATCAAAATATTATGACGGAAATACCTGGACGACAGGTCTAAATGCGACAGATCCAGTTCAGCTTTCGGTTGGATTGCAGGACAATTTCGATAATATAACCGCAGAGTACGTTTATATCGATACGCTTTACATCTTCAAGCACTATTCTATTTTTGCTCTCTATGGGTTTGATCAGACGAGCTTTCAGATCAGCCAGCTCACCCAGGAGTGCGGATGTATCGATGGGGGGTCCATACAGACTTATAACTCAGGGCTTAAGTTTCTTTCTCTTCGAGGCGTCGAGAGCTTTAATGGATACAGTTGTACTCGGATATCGGACCCGATAAAGAATAAAGTGGATCCGGCGATTCAGGTCGGAGGATTTTCTCAGGCATCGTGGGTTCAGTCTCAGCAGTCCGATTGGCAGGCCGGGGCGAGCAGTGGCACGAGTGCATCGATATCGCCGCCATATCTAGTCGTGTCATCTTTTTCGGTTGTTGAAAATTCCTCAACGCAATGGACGAATGGATCAACAAATCAAACGACTATATTTCCATCGTCTTTTACTCTTTCAGCATCGACTATAACATCGGGAAATACAAATATCTCAAACAATGGATTTGAAAGTGGGAGTTCGAATTGGACGTTAAGCAACGGGAGTGTTAGTGGTTCCGTGTCTGGCGTTCACTGCACTCTTAACCCAAGAACCGGATCAGGGATGCTTCTTGATACGAACACAAACACTGGCGATACCTATAGCGTTTCTATCCAGACCTGCGGAGGATCTACTCTACATTCCGCCACATTTGTAGAAGCCGATAATAGCTGCACCTATACAAGTCGCACCCTAAGTTCATCGGGATTAAACGGAATGTCGGTGAGAATATCGGTTGATGATGCAACCTCTGGATATAATGTGGCCATTAGCCAGTGTTTCGTAAATAGCGGGACAGATATCACTTTCTATACCGCATCGGATGAAACACGATCCTCCTTCCCTCAGTTGCGTTCGATCGTTATCGATGACTTCACGAATGGGAGATCTCTGACATCAGGCTCTTTTACTTCTCAGACTTTTGACAGCGGTTTTTCATCGGCTTCTTATTCTTTAGCATCGGCATGGATCACTTCGGGCTCCAGCCCAACTTTTTCTCTTCAAACCTCTTCGGCTTCCTCTGGTCCTTGGTCAATCCTTGAAACATCGACAGGAACAAACGCAACCGGAAATAGATACTCAAAATATTCTACGACCATAACGATTTCCAATACAGACACGGCTTTGACTTATGTAACGTCAGAATCGATTTTGGCGACTGCAAATCCCGGGTCATTTAAGTCTCAAATTCACAATGTCGGTTCAATAAATTCGTGGGGAAATTTCAATGTCCAGGAGGCTCTAAATTCTGGCGCTATAGCCTTCTCGATTTGCTCCTCCACCAACTCCAATATGAGTGCTCCGGTCTCCTGCACAAACCAAACTCCAAATTCTCAAATCAATTCTACAACGGGCACCTACGTGCAATGGTACGCTACCTTTACCGTCACGGCCGCTACGCAAACACCGACGCTTCAAAGCGGGACCGTCCAATGGTTCTCTGGAAGCAAGCCGACTCCCTTGGCCTCCACGGTATGGAACAACCGCTATTGGCTTTCGCTTACAACCAATACAGTCGATACGTCCAATGACTCTGTTATTGTTCTCGATAAAGACAATCGGTGGACCTCATTCGACATTCATGCCGGCGCTTTCACGCAATATAAGAATAGCCTCTACCATGCCGATTCTCGATCAACGGGGAATATCTATATTGACGATCAGGGAACGTCCGACAATGGTTCAGCGATTGACTCCCACATTAGGACACGCTCTTTTGGTCTTGGAGACTTTGCGGCCGACGATTATCTCTATGCGGTCTATCCATCGGTCCTTGGAGGGGGAAATTGCACCATGACCTTGGCCTATAACATGGACGGCGGAGGGGCACAGTATCCTCTTGGATCTACATCGCTTAACGAATTTACGACCCTATCCTCCGTTCGACTTCCATTTCCCGTCGACGCTTCGCATCAAGACTTTGGTCAAACCATCGACTTTACGATTGGAACAAACGATTCTCAATGCTCTTTCTTGCTCTATGGGATAGAAGGATTGTTTAAGCAGAGGCCCGTGCAATGAGGATCCGAAATCGCTATATCGTGTTTGCCGTCCTTCTTCTCTGTGGGTTAGCGGAATGGTCCTGGGGAAGCTGTCCCCTCTTGGCTCATCAAGACGCGGACGAACAAAGAGAGTTCCAGAATGTATGCCAGCAAATATCTAATAAGAGCGGCGTATCGAACGGCAGTAATGCTTGTACCGGATGTGTTGGGGAATATATTTCTCAAGATTGGACTAATGTTAATCTCCCTGCATCAGGTCAATGGGGAGATGCGACGAGCATCAATCTTACAGCCGGAGATTGGGATGTAACAATGATTTGGGCTGTAAATACATTGGCGACTGCCACGGATTTTAGATGTGGCATTGGACTTAATTCAGGCAATAATTCTGGGGGATTAGTTTACGGTGATAATTATTTGGAATGGGGAGTCACTTCTGGCAATATCATCACCTTTGGTCCTCTGACGATTGCAAATTATCGGATGTCGTTAACATCAAATACCACGGTTTACGCTAAGCAGGAATCCGCTTGGAGTGTGCAGCCCGCAAGTTCCGGGCGAATTTCAGCAAGAAGGATTCGATAGGAGGACTTTATGCCGCAAATTTCAGCGAATGACGTAGGACAATGGTTGCAAATGTATGGCGTCGTTAATCCAACACCGGAGGAGGAGGGCCTCTTTGCTGGCATGGATGTTATCGGGGGCGCGGCCAACGCGGCGATGGCCGAGTATGCCAACTACAAGAAAGCGGAGCAAGAACGGCAAGCCTCCGATCCCTTGTTGGCTTACCAAACCCTTGAGCAGAACTACGCCAAAGATACCTACGACAAGGCGCAGAATCTTTACAGTCAGCTTTCTTATCTCCAGAGTTCCGCCCCTCAGCTCTTTGGGTCTTTAACTCCAGACCAGATTCAATCGTATCTGGCTCCACTGGCCACATCATTTAAGTCATCCCTGGCCGAGGTCCAGGGATCATTGGCCAGCCGTGGCCTTGGGGCTTCCTCAACAGAGGCCAACGCTCTTGCTCAAACGAACCAACAGTTTCAGGAAAACGTGTTGTCTACCGGCCTCCAGGTTGGGATGACTCAACAGCAGAACAAGGCCAAATCAATCCAAGATCAAATCAATAACCTTTTGGGGATCTCTACGGGAGCAGAGGCGCGCGCCGGGGCGGCAGCTGGCCAGCGCTCAGCCCAAGATCTCGGACAATCGAATCTCATCGCCTCCCTGCCGTATTTCCTGCGAAGCTCAGGCACCGAAGAGGCAAACGCAAAGATCGCTGCAGACAAAGCTAACCAAGGCGGCTTCCTATCAAAGCTCCAGTATGCCAGCGACATTTTCAGTACGGGAAAGAATTTAGCTTCCAGCATTGTTAGCACTCCAAAGGATTTGATAAATGCTTCCGGGGTTAGTCCTGGCGGATCTTCAACTTCAACCCCTATGGGATTTCAGGGATCTCCATTAAATGTTCCAGGATATGATGCGTCAAGATTCCAAAGCACAGGGTCGTTGTTCGAATAGGAGGACGTTATGGCTGGAGAAGGATTGTTGGAAGCGGCAGGTCAAAACTTCGCGCAAGCCGGGAACACGGCGATTGCCGGCGAAAGAGCCAAGACGGAGCGCCAGGCCGAACAAAGCAAGTCGACCCTTGGGACTACTCAAGAGATAGATAACCGCCTAGCGGTCGCCTCTGGTGATAAGGAGGCCATGAAGAGACTCAAAGAAACACAAGCCGGACAGATCCGCCTGGAACTTCTGAAAGCGAAGATGGGCGAAACCAAGTTCCCGGAAGGCATGGCGATCTATCTTTCTAAGCGGTTCAAGAGCCCGGAGTTCTTAAAGCTGGCCGGTCAGCCTATGAGCAACGATATCCTGGCCGCCTACATAGCGCACGCCTTTAATACGAAGCAGAAACAGCCTCGGTTCTCGGGAAACATGATGATCACCGAAGATGAAAATGGCGACGAGGTTATGACCAATCTGGAGGATTATGGCTTTCATTACAAGCCGTCGGGTGGAGGAAAGGGAGGCGGCGGGATCCCCCAGGAGTTCCGTAGCGATCAAGCTTTCAAGGCCTCCTACGAGAAGTGGCTGGCCACGGCCAACGATCCCGTAAAAATGAGTCGGCTGGAAAAGTCGGACCCGGAACAGGCCAAAATAATGAAGCAGAAATTAGCAGATTACCGAGACCAGTACGATGCGATTATTAAAAAGCAAGCCACCGCGGGTGGAGGATCCCCGGCTCCGGCCGGAGGCGCAGTTCCCCAGGGCCAGGATGGCGGAGTTATAGATAAGGACGCTCTCTTCAAGGATCTCTAAATGGCAACGCTTCAAGACCATTGGAACGAGGTTTCCGGGGATGAAAGGTTCATAGACCTTCCCCAGGAGAAGAAGGAGAAGGTCCGGCAACGGCTTTGGGATCAGTACGTCCAGACCGATAGCCGATACCTTGGCCTCCCCGAATCCAAACGCATAAAGGTCCGCCAGCGCTTCGATGAGATGACCAATATCCCGGTTGAATCCACCACCGACAAGCTCATTCGAAAGGGAAAGAAGGTTGTTTCGGAGGTCGCTCCAGTCGTCAAGAAGGCGGCCGAAGCCGTTGTCCCGGCGGCCAAGAAGGTTGGGAAAGCCCTTTCGGAGCAGGTAGATACCTCCAAGATCGGATCAACCCTGGAGGATATCGAAGCCTCTGGAGTTGAGATTCCGGGGGCCAAGGCCGCCAAGAAGTTCGTCAGCGAAGGATTTGAAGCCGGGGCGCAGATGATCGAGCCCTCGGATGAGGGCTACGGAAGGATCGGTCAAGAGTTTGGTACGGTCAAATCCTGGAACCCTGTCACCCAATTTGAGATGGCGCGCGCGGCCGCGGCCGGCGGCGTCCGATACGTTGGCGATCTTTTGTCCGGGGCCATACCCGAAACCACTTTAGGAGCCGGCGCCTACTTTACCCCGGTCGATGCCTTTATGAAGGCCGCTGGCGTGACCTTCCCTTTCCTGGCCAAAGAGCGTCACCTCCCCGATATTCACCTTCCCTGGGCCAAGCCAAAGCCTACCGGGACACCGACCATTGGAAACGAGATGAAAAGTCTCATCCAGAGGCAGGTCATTGAGAACAACGGACGTATGGCGACCGATGGGCCACCGCGCCCTTTAGAGCATTTGGCCCACGAAGAGGCTAAAGTCCAGGCTCAGGCCGAATATGACCAGTACCAAAACCATCTCCTTGAGCTAGAGCAAAAGTCCTATAAAGAGGGTAAGCCGATACCTCTTCCTGGTCCGGAGGCCGATCTTTATCCGGAGGCCAAAGCCAACATCACCCAACTTCGGGATGCGGCCAAGGAACGCCTCCAGAAGCTCCAGGGTGAGCCTGTACGCACCGATAGCCTTTCCAGGTCAGAAGATCTCCTCCAGGAGTATTACACCCGTAGAATCGCAAATGCGAGGGCCTACCTGGACTATGCTCCAGGAGTTGTCAGGGCCCCTCCTTCTTCCATTGAACTTGAGGAGCAAAAGCTTTTGGCGGGAGGTCCGCAACCGGCCGGACTCCTCAAACCAGGGAAAGAGAACATCCCGGAACCCTTGCCAGCGCCAGAAACAAAGCCCATAACCCCAGCTCCCACAAGGACTTCACCGGGGCGGCCAGCCCAGCCTAAGACTCCTCCCCCGGAGCAGCCAACGGCCGCCCCCGTAAAGCCCTCCGAAGGAGCTGGAAAGACCTTCAAACAGTACCTCCAGGAGATGATTGATTACATCCACCCGGATGAGCCCAAACAAGCCAGAAGGGTTACGGTCGGCGCTTTGATGAGTAGTTTTAGAGAACAGGGATTTTTAGGATCGGAAGAATTGAATCCTCAATCCAAAAGCTTTATCGATGCGGTCATAAAAGAAGCGCAAAGACAAAAGATCATCAAAGATTCGAAGGTCCCCATAGAAGAAGCTCTACCCGAAGCGAAATACAAGCAAAAGGGATTGGATCCATTGGAGATAAAGGCCGAAGCCCAAAGATTGAAACTGGAGCATGATTTTAATGTCAAGACAGCCAACGAGGCCAGGGCCGAATTAAAGTTCGCGACCGGCGGGATAGGGTTTAACGATCCGGACCCGATGACCGGCAAGATTCCGGAGCAAGAGGAAGTTTTGAGGAACGTCCCGGATTACCTCCGAGGAGAAACCAAGCCCGATGAGGCCGCGAAGATGGCCTACGATGCCGGACTAATCGCCAGCCCAGACATCAATGCCTTATTTGATTACACGCGTAAATTCATTGATCTGGAAAGGCCACGGTCTACTAAATCTTTCCTCGATGAGGCCGAACATAATATCGAATCACAGATGAAATCGGATGCCGGGTTTAGCCTCGAATCACAGGAAGCCAAGACACCAAAAGTCAAACCGAAAGATCAAACACTTCCCGACATGCCCCAAGCGCAGTTCCCGGACAAGTTCGTTACTGGCTATGAGACAAGCGCGGAGAAGGCCCCGGAAGGGACTCCAAACGATCTTTTTGGGAAAAGCTCATTCGATCTTGGATGGGACCTTTTCGATACCCTTGGAGAAGGCGGTCAGGTTAGCCTTGGGGGAACTGGCGGGAATGAAATTGATCCTGTAAAGAAGGCCCGGCAACAGGCGATCATTAAAGAATTGACCGACCGGGCCATGAAGATCGGCTATCAGACCACCGAAGATGTGATGCTCTATATCGCCCGGAACGCTCCGAAAGAACTCCAGGACTCCATGCGGAAGGACATCGCGCCGACCCTTTCCGCGTTTGACGATCATGCTTACAAAGAAATCGACGAGGCTAAGAAGGGGAACCCGGTCGCGCAGAAGTCTTTAGCGGATCGAGCGGAGCGGAGCTACCTACAGAAAAAGGCCGAGATGATCAAGGGGACCTACAAGAAATTCAAGGCCAATCAACAGATTGCTTTGTTCAAAGATGGCGACGAGGGAGTGATGAAGCTGGAGTCCGACTTCTTCATACATGACAATTTCCGAAAATTCAGCAAGGACGAGTTGGCCGCGCAGATGTTCTACCAGGAAGGCAAAGCGCCAAGCGTAGAATCCTTGACCGCCCTGGGGTACTCCGAAGAGGACGCGAAGCGGTGGGTCGCCTTATCAAAGAATCCAACTCCTCAGATGGTCGAGGCCAAGAAAGCTCTCCAGGCGCGCGAGGACGAAGCCTACGATTTGATCAGCCAGTATTACGACGAGATGGGCTACGTCGAAAACCATGTGACGCGCCGGTGGGAAAGACCGGAACAATACCTGGATTGGGAAGGAAAGAAACTTGGGAACAATCCGGTGTTCGCAAAGAATCGAAAATTTGTTACCCGCGCCGAAGGCATCGAGGCTGGGTTTAAGCCCGTCAGCATGGACATTAAAGACGAGATCCGGGCGATGGATCGGACGCGGACCGGGATTCTTTCGCGCATCCACGCATGGCAGAAGCTTGGGGCCTCGATGGCTCCGGATGGCCCGGCCATGATTAACGAAGCGGCCGAAGGCGCTAAGAACATGGCCAGAAACGCCAAGCTAACCCCCCATACCGGCCAAGCCCCAAAGAGCTGGATCCGGATTCGCGGAGTCCCGCTGCTTGACGGTATCGCCATAAACCCGTACTACAAAGAGGTCGCGGAGTATATGCTGGCCCGGCCAGCCAAGTTCCTTGAGAACGAATACATCAATCACGCGATGGCCTTGAGTAAGGCCGCCAAGCTGATCGGCTTCTTCCACGGCTTCACCGAAGGCGAGATGATCCTTTCCGGGATTAACTACCGAAACGTGTTCAGCTTTAACAGAGATAGAAATACCATGTTCCGAGGATTACGGTATCTGGCGAAGGCAATCACGGCTGATATGGAAGGCGAAACCTTGAGCAAGAACCCGGTCAAGGCGGTCGGGCAGCTCTACCAATCCTTTATCCGTGGACATGGCGCTTTGGCCAACCGGCCGCTGGCGCTCACGATGGCCGAGAGAAACTTTAAAGTTGGGTCGGTCGATGCAGACATCCACAGCATTTTGTCCCGAGATCTCATGTCTTTAGAGAAGATGCTGGATTCCAAGATAAAGAGCGCGCCGATAAAGGGCCTTGCTTCTCTCCCGCGACATGCGGTCGATGTTCTGAATAAGAGCATCTTCGACTATATGCGCGTGATCGGCTCGATGCTGGTTTACGAGGACAACCTGGCCCTGGCCATTAAGAAATTTAACATCGAGGCTCCAGCCGGACAGAAAATGGCTATCCCCGAAATTGAGCGCCAGATCGTCGCGCAGGTTTCAAATGGTATGGGTGGCATTACCTATGCTCAGTTCATGGCCCATCCCAGCACGCAACGCGCGCTTCAATGGGTAATGCTGGCCCCGGAATGGACACTCGGCCGACCGATGATGGCCGGATCCACGCTTCTTAAAGGCCCCCAGGGAATGATGGCCCGGAAGCAGATGGCCAAGCTTTTTATTGGTTGGTACACAATTTCAAACGTGATGAATTACTACAACTCCAAGAGGCTTTTAGGGAAGGGCCGGTGGCTCAAGGACAACCCGGAAGGATACCGCGATCAGGTCATCCGAAGCAAAGACGAAAAGGGAACGACCTATTATCAGCTTTCCAAGGCTTTAACCGAGATTGCGGATTACATTCATCCGGCCAAAACATTTGTTCATAAGACGAGTCCGGCGGTCCAATCGGCCGTAAAGCTCATGGAGTGGGGCGCGTCAAAGTCGTACTACATGAACCCCTACGAAAAGCCCGTAGGCCCTATCGATGTCTTAAAGGCGGCCTACACCCCAATGTTTGAAACCGGCCAGAGCGCGTATGGGGGGCTCCCAGTTCGCCGCGGACCTTCCAAAACCTACATCATGGAAATGCTGGACCGATATTATTCTGGAGGAGAAAAGGACAGCAAGCTCTACAAGCGCGCGAACCAAATCAGCGACGAGCAGGGGTTTGATTTCTTCACGCTGGATAATATGGTTCGCTCCGCCAAATCACGCCAAGAGAATAAGGCGATGTTCAAATGAAAATTCTATTCATATCGGGTTGGGGATCGGCAGTTCCTTTAGCGATGGAGTGCGAGGGGGCCGGACATGACATCAAATTCTGGATCCAGGACAAAGACTCCAAAGACGTTGGAGATGGTTTTGTACCTAAAGTG